CCTTGGAGGCGCAATAGTTGCAGCCAAGGGCATGTTAGATACGTTTGTAGAGACCGCATCTGGATTGCAGAGGATGAGCGCACAAACAGGAGTATCCGTTGAGGCATTAAGCGTTATGTCCTCAGTCGCTAAGTTAAGCGGCACGTCTATGGATACGGTAACTGGTGCAGTTATAAAGTTTGAAAAGGCTTTGGGTGCTTCTGGTAACGCTACATCCTTGCAGTCAAAAGCATTCAAAGAGCTTGGCATTGATACTTCAGATACTTCTAAGAAAACAGAAGACTATATGGCTATGGCTGCGGAGAAGCTTAATGGCTTACAGGACGGATGGCAAAAGAACAATATCAACATGGCGTTGTTTGGAAAGTCAGGAACTGAGGTTAATGAATTCCTTGCTGACTACGCCAACAAAGGAGATTTGGCGGCAAAGATTACGAGTGAACAAGCTGCACAGGCAAAAGAATACGAAGTAACGATGAAGCGTCTGTCTGCAACTACTAATCAGTACAAAGCGTTAATTGGTTCTGCATTACTTCCAGTGGCTACGGAGTTAAGTGAAGAGTTCCTGCGCATGACTAAGAGCGTTAACCAGCTTGATGCAGGGACAAAAGAACTTGTTAAAAGCAGAGTAGCTGATTGGACATTTGAGATTGCCAAAGTAATTGGTGCAACTGTAGATGACTTCGTAATGCTATGGGACGTTATTAACGGTACGGCGAAAGCGATAGGCGTGTTGATTGGTGCTTACGTAACTATGGGTGATGTGATTAATAAAGTTGCTCATGGCGATTTTGCTGGTGCATGGGAAGCAGCTAAAAACAATGCTGTTCAATTAAAAGATGGTCTCGTAGATGCTTGGTCCACAGCAACGCAAGGCAGCACAAAATACTATGACATGGTTACTAAAGCGGAGGAAAATTTCCACGCTAACCAAGGCAAGCACAAAGAGGAAGAGGCCAAACGATTAGCCAATAATATTGGTGACGGTAGTAAAAAAGATCCTGCTAAAGGAGTAGATATTAGTGGCGAATACACAAAGCAGACTGATTCTATAATCAAACTATCAGCGGAATATAACAGCTTGTATGGCGTATCCAAACAAACGGCTACGCAAATGATGCAAGCCGCTCTTGATTCTGGTAAGTACGACGCGATGAAGCGGAATGGCGTTGAGTTAACTAAAGAACAAGTGCAAGCAGAGAAGAACATTCTCATTACCCGCGCACAGGCAGAAGATGCCTTAACTAACTTAATTGAAAATACTAAGCAAGAAGTTCAAGTCCGTAAAGACGCTGTAGAAATAGCAGCTAAGTACAACCAAGTTGAGTCTAATAATATCGCTGCACAAATAATGATGCAGTACGGGAAGACTACGACTGATGCAGCTATTGCAGTAAACAAATACAACATTGCTAAAGAGACACAGAACTTAATCTCGTTACAAGCTGCAAACGCAACCAAAGCGGAAATTGATGCAGCCACTAAGAAACTGCAATTACTTGGTGCGGAGAGCAATGCATTAGATCAACAGAAAGTGAATGAGGATCAAAACAAATCCGCACAGAAGCAATTTAGTTACGGGTGGGAACAGGCCTTTGCCAAGTATAAGGATGACGCAGAGGATGCAGCTAAACACGCTCAGACAATGTTTTCAGCAGCTTCTACTAGTATGGAGAATGCGATTGTTAAGTTCGCAACTACAGGTAAGTTCTCCTTCTCTGACTTTGCCGCATCAATGATTCAAGACATGATAAAGATTGCTGCACAAAAGGCAACATCTGGATTAATGAGTATGGCGATGAGTTCCTTTGCTGCATCCGCCAACGGTAATGTCTTTAGTGGCTCTGGTATCTTAAAGAGTGCAGATGGTAACGTCTTTGATTCTCCAACAATACACGGATACAGCGGTGGTATTGGTATGTTAGGTGAGGATGGGCCAGAAGCAGTTATGCCATTAAAGCGCGACTCAACAGGTAAGTTGGGCGTCGTTAGTGGTGGCGGTGGTGGCGGCGTAACTCAACACCTTAACTTCTCGCACAACATTACAGTACAAAGCACCAATGGGAATACACAGGATTCGTTAGAGCAGGGGAGACAAATTCAATCAATGATTGATAAACAAATTAGAGCATCCATATCTAGGGAAAGTATGCCAGGTGGTTCCCTAAGTATGGCGCAAAGGAGATATTAATGAGTTCATTACCTACAAGTCCAATTCCTGCACAGAGCAGCACCAAGACAGTTAATTACCGCGTTACCCGCGTATCGTTTGGTAATGGCTATGAGCAACGATCAGTAGATGGCTTAAATGGGAAGCGCGACTCATGGCGTTTGGTTTATGAGAATTTAAATCTAACAGACTTAGCAACTCTAACGAGCTTCTTTGATGGGTTGGGTGGTGCTACCTACTTTACTTGGATACCTATTGGTGAATCAGTAAGTAAAAACTGGATCACGAATGGGGATTACACAGTAACCATCGCAACAGGCAACCTACATACGTTGTCTGTCCCAATCCAACAAGTTTATGATCTTTAATATATGACAATACTGCAAGACGTTATACAACCACAATTAGGCAGTTGGGTTGATCTATACACAATTGATGCCACCTCGTTAGGGTCATCCGTATTCCACTTCACGCCATCAATGGACAATGGTTCCAGTGTTAGCTTTGGTGGTACTGTTTACACGGCATTACCAATACAAGCAACTGGATTTGAAGGGACAACATCAGGCGCATTGCCTCGTCCTAAGGTGACTATCTCTAACGTTAATAAGTTCTTGCAGCCATACCTACTAGCACACCAATACTTTCAGGGTGCTACGTTTGCTCGCGTTCGCACATTAGATAAGTATTTAGATGGGCATCCTAACGCAGACAGCACACAGCAGCTATTGCCGCAGTATTGGTACATTGACTCATTGGACTCTATGACAAAGCAGCAGATAACGTTCTCGTTAGTCAGTCCACTAGATAGGCCTAACGTGAAGCTGCCACGTAGACAAATATTAAGGGACGCGGGATTCCCAGGTGCTGGCTTCCCGTACTTATCATAATGATTGCATTAAATTATATTAAAAATTGGAATGAGGTGGTTGAATATGTTATTGCTGAGTATCCTAAAGAGGCTTGCGGTATTGTTAATGGGGACAATGTTTTTATCCCTATGCCTAATATACACGCTGATCCGCTGCACTGTTTTGAGATTGAAGCAACTGCATTAATTGAACATGAAGTTAAAAGCATCATTCACTCACACCCTTATGACATTAAGACAAGTAACCGCTATACCCGCGAAATAAACAGATGCCCAAGCTATCAGGATCAAGAGGGCCAAATAGCAAGTGGTGTGGAGTGGGGAGTAATGGTTACGGACGGGGAAGGAGTTGAGCCGCCAATATTTTGGGGTGACTACGAACACACTGCTGACTTAATGGATAGGGAGTTCATTGCTGGTGCACAAGACTGTTTAACCTTTTGCACTGACTGGCTATACAAGAATAAAGGTATAAAAGTACCTCGCCAACCACATACAGAAGCGTGGTTTGTGGAAGGCAAGGACTATATGAGTGAGTTGTACGAAAGCTGGGGTTTTGAGCAGCTAAATAGTAATGAGTTAGAGATAGGCGATGTGGTTATGTTTTGCATACGCTCTGAGGTAGTTAACCATCTTGGTATCTACATAGGGGATGGTCAAGTTGCACACCACTTATTCAACCGTCTGCCAAGTGTAGATCAACTAGGCAAATGGAAAGGCTATATCAAACGTTACGCAAGGTACAACAATGACACAAAGAACAATTAAGCTATATGGTGAAATTGGCAATCGCTTTGGCAAAGAGCACAAAGTTAATGCAGATTCCACGTTTATGATATTTCGCGGATTAACCCATATCCTTGGGCGTGCTTTTAGACAAGCCATAATGAATGGCAAGTTTCGCGTTTACAAGAACGTGAAAGGTAATATCAATAAGAATGCACTATCAGAGTTTCAAGTTCACCACACATTAAACGATGACGTGCATACACTGCATGTAGTACCAATGCTTGCTGGCGCATCTGCGCAGTTACGCATTATCGTTGGCGTAACAATGATGGTTGTAGGCGCTTACTTTGGTCAGACTTGGGCCGTGGGAATGGGTGCTGCAATGGCAATGGGTGGCGTTGTATCGCTGCTAACTCCTACCCCTACAACAGGTGATAGCTTTACGAGCTATAACTTTAACGGACCGCAAAACAATTCTGCGCAAGGTGGCCCCGTTCCACTTGTATATGGCAAAGTTGGTAACATAGGTGGGACAATGATTTCAGCAGGTATGACATATGAAC